TTGAGAGCATCGACGTACTAGCATTATTCTGCTTCAGCCTCTTCTTTTGCAAGACTTTCTTCCATCATGCGAACAAATCCATCTTTGCTAACCATCAACTGCTGTTGAATGAAGTTATTCTGATTTATCTTGTCATCTATGTTTTTTAGATGCAGATAAATCTGCTTTTGTTCATCATTTAGATCTTTGTTCACATCGTACTCTACGTCATTGAGTGTCAAGATCGGACTATTTTGTTTTTCTTTTTTAGCCATTTTTGACTCCTGTTTTGTTAAACTTCTTCAGCTTGTTTATCTGCCCATGCTTTTTTTACTTCGTCTGTCCATAAAGCACCAGCCAAAGCCTGTATCTCTGCTGACTCTCCAGATACATCCATATCTGGGGTTAATACTCTTCTGCTATACTTATATGAAATTTGTTTTCCATCTTCCATTATTGATGTTTTCGTGCGAATCTGAATGTGTTTCCACTCTGTACGAATTTCATAATCATCTTTTTCTACTTTACTAAGATTGCTCATATTATTTTTCCTTTTTAATTATCCAATTAAACTTGATATGTTACCGTTAAGTATACATCTGTTCCAGCCTGCAAAGTCTCGCTGGCATCAGCTACTATAGTATTTGTATCTCCTAAATAAACTCTTACATGGGTCTCACCCTCAACTGCAATTAAAACAAAATCGGCTACATTTGTGCCTGTATTTACTGGAAAAATTTGAACTGAGCCTGTAAATCTTTTAGATTCATGTGTTCCATCGCCAATAGTAAAAGGTAAACCAATAGCAAGCCATCCAACAGGACTGCTTACTGCTTCAACATCTATTTTACAATTAACATGAACTAAATTACCTATTTTAGTATAACTTCCAGTATTTTGACCCGAATTAACTGTAATTCCTCCACTTGCACTTGGTGTCAATCCTACTGTGTATGTACCTTCTTCGTAGTCATCCAGAGTATTTACATCTGAACTTGCAACTTGACTATCTGGAAAGTTTACACCAGCGCAATGAACTGTAGCACCACTATCTTGTGCCATATAAACATCAGTTACATCTGCATTACCAAGTGTTACAGAATTATCTGCTACTCCTATTACTTCTTTTCCTATTGCAATTTGATTGACAGCATTAGTTGCACTTATTGATGCACCATGTCCAATAACAACATTATCAGAACCAGTTCTTAATAAAGTTCCTGCTCTATATCCAATACAAACATTCCTAATTGCTGAATTTCCACCACCTGAATTAGATTTCATTGCTTCTTCACCTATCGCTACATTAAAGCTACCATCATCTAATTCTTTTCCAGCTTCTACTCCAATTAAAATTGAATTACTAGCATTTGTGCCAGTGGTATCCATGTTTAAACCAGCTTCGTATCCAATAATTACTGAGTTATTACCATTGTAAGTCTCTCCAGCTTTGTAACCTATCGCTACATTTTTAGAACCAGTAGTCAATGCTTTGAGAGAATCTCTTCCTAACGCCACAGTTCCATTTGCTCCTGTGGTTGTGCCACTTGCACCTTTAAAAGCATTTTGACCTATTGCAACTACATCCTGAATTGCGACACTTGCTGGGACAAGAGACATACAATCGCCACCTATTGCTACATTTAAAGTCGCTGTTGTTGCTGTACCTAACGCTGAATCTCCTATTACGATATTACTGCTACCTGTGGTAAGGGCATCGGCTGTTAATCTACCAACGATAGTATTGTTTGATCCTGATGTTAAACTTGCACCAGCAGATTTTCCAATGGCTGTATTGTTATCACCATCAGCACCACTTGCACCTAAACCAGCATCCTTTCCTATAAAGACGTTTGATTCTCCTGTTTGATGGTATCCAGCAATATCTCCTATAAAAACATTGTTTCCATGATCAGTTACACTATATCCAGCCTGTCTACCTACTGCAACTGAATTACCAGCAACAGTTGTGCTAAATAATGCCTGATAACCAAGAACTGAATTTCTTTGTCCTGTTGCATTTTTTAAAGTCTGATAGCCTACTGCTGTATTAAATTCACCAGAAGTCAATGAATATAAAGATTGATAACCGATAGAAACTGTACCGTCATTATTAGAACCAACTGCACCTAAACCAGCATCTTTACCTATAAATACATTTGATTCTCCTTTTTGGTAGTATCCTGCCTGACAACCTATAAAAATATTATTTCCATGGTCTGTTGTACTATATCCAGCTTGCTCACCAACTGCGACCGATTGACCAGCAGTAGTTATATTAAATAACGCTCTTGCTCCGATTGCGGTATTATTATCTCCTGTTGTGGTACTTGCTCCAGCTTTATGACCTATATAAGTATTATCTATACCAGTATCTTGTATACTACTACCAGCTAAATATCCAAAAAGTGTGTTCCCACTTGTGCTATCTGTTCCTGTTGTACCACCACTATCATTATTAGATAGTGAGATTCTGGAGTTGGTATCAATAACCATTCTCCTATTTCCACCAACACCTAAAGATAATTCATTATCTGAATGTCTATATTGAATTTCACCTTCAAACTCTGCACTACCACTTGTTCCATCTGCAAATGCTATTGTACCATAACTATCATTTCCAGATGCTATTGTAATTCCTGTATGTCCCGAAGTTGCACCAACAACTAAATTGTCATAATTTGCAAAATAATCAGAAGGATTTGAAATTCCAATACCAACATTTTGGCTGGAGTCTATAGTTAACGCATCTACAGATGTACTTGCTGTTGTTACTTGTCCACCAGTTTTAAAGGTAATGCTATTTATTTTTAACTGATCACGATTGATAACCATATACTGATTACCACCACCATTATTATCGAATCTGACTTGGTGTATTAAGTCATGCTGAAAAACACTCTGAAGCCATAACTTATCATGCGTGCCTTCATCTGATTCGTAAAAAGCAAATGATGGCGATGTAGCATCTGTAATTGTGAATTGTGCTACAGGATCTCCACCAATACCAACATTATTTCCACTTGCGTAAGGCCCTATAACAAGTGCATCATTAAATCCACCACCTGTATGATGCCCCATAGTAAAATTACCAGATGCTAATTGTCTCATAGCAAAAAAATCAGCAGTATTATCAGCGTTATCTGAAAGTAATTGAATTATTGCATCAGCACCTTCACCGCCATAAATAGCTAATTCTGTATTTGTGGTGATTGAATCTCCTTTTGCATTACCAATAGAGACATTCCCAGATGCATCTATTTTCATACGTTCAGCAACAGAACCACCGGTAGGCGTTGTATAAAATTTTAAAGCTATAGAATCAGTTGCACCATCATTAGCACCTCTAATTATCGCTCTTTCTGCTCCTGTAGTTCCATCTGATGCAAATTGAGTAAAGTTTATATCTCCTAAAATTCCTGTTGTACTTGTAGAATATGCACCTAAATTAAATGCTACATAATTATTAGCAGTTGAGCCACCAGAAAGACCTAATGCAGTACCCTGATAATTCCAAACATTTCCGTTGCTAAGTCCAATGCCAATATTTCCTGCACCATTAATTTTTAAATATGTATTATTATTATCCCTTGACCTCACTATAAAAGGAATATCATTAGAATCATTACCAGCACGAATTAATAATCCATGTCCCTGATCTGATGTGGTATCAGCATTATATATTTGTGCTGTGTAGTCAGCACTATTAGTCCCATCTGCTCTAAATACTTGAAGTAAGTTTCCTGAATTACTTGTAGTTCCAATACCCAAGCCTGTAGAGTCAAGTCTCATTTTTTCAGAGCCATTAACTTCAAACTTAATTTCAGCATCATTCATTATCTGGATTCTACTTGATGTGGCATCATCTCCGATAACTAAACCACCACTTCCACCAGTTATATAAATAAATCCATTGCTGTGAGGCGTAATTGATGATGCTATTATTGAATCATTTGTGCCACTAAATGTTAATCTTTCTTGAAGCTGTACGTCTCCAGAACTATTTATTCTCATGCGTTCAGCAACAGAACCAGAACTCATAGTATAAAACTGAAATTTAGTTGAATTATGTGTGCTACCTTCTTTAGAGCCTATGATTAAAGCTCTTCCTGTAACGGATGCTCCACCATTTAGATTTTGAAACTCTATTTTTCCAAGCTCTCCATCTGTTCCAGCATTTGCATCTTGCAATTCAATTACCCCACTTGTTGATGCAGACTGAATTGATAGAGTAGTTGCTCCAGAAGTTCCAATTAAATTCGGACTTGCAGTTCCAATACCCAGCGATCCTCCAGAGGTCAACCTCATTTTTTCACTATAAGAATCATCTTTATTTGTTCTAAATATTAAATTACCTGATCTATTAGCAGAACTTGAAAAATCTTCATCTCTTCCAGATAAAATACCAGCAGAAGTTCCACCATTATGCCTGAACCTTATTCCTACAAGTTCATCAGTTGAACCTCCACTCGCACTGTTATCTATTGCTATTTCTGTAGTAGCTCCATCATTAGCTTGTTTGAGATGCAAAACTGAAGTAGGTGTTACTCCAATACCAACCCTTAAATTTTGTGTATCCACTATAAACACATCACCACCATCTGAGGCTTTGCGTACTAGTAATGCTTCTGTATTGGTTATTTCTACAACTTGTGTACCTTGTACTATTTCATCAAAACTAAGTGAACCACCACCAGATACTTGTAAATCTCCAGATACTACTAAATCACCATCTATTGTACCGCCATTACCAAAGTCTTCGGGATTGGTTTGCCCCATTGGACTAAACATCTTAAATCTCCACCAATCGTACTGCACCAGTAGTGGTGCTTGTACTTAATACTGAAAAGTACACTGTATTTCCAAGGCCACGAGGTACGGTTAAATAAATCATTGTATTCTTTGGAATGATCAGATCATTGCTTTTATTTATATCTGTTTCACTGGTTGCAAAACTAAAATAGATTTCTACGGCAGAACGCACGCCTATAGTGCTAGTCATCGTTGCTAGCTGCTTATGCACCGTGTTGGTCACATCTGCTTCTGATCCCGCTGTTAACGCGGTCTGTACGCTCCAGCCACCCCCTACGGTGGCGTTTAATGCTTCCTGTACCGACCGTTTATGTAAATCTGCCATAATATCTCCTAACTATTTTTCCTGTAAACCAAAGCAAAGTCGCCACTGGCCACTGTCACCGATGTCCACTCACCAAAAATGGTTTGCCCGGCTTTTATTGTAATACTGGATAACGTATCCCAAATGTCTGTATCCGATGAAGTTGCGCTAATAACACAATCTGTTGATAAAGCTTGAATTGCAACGTAGGTGTGAGTATTTACTGTTGCGTTGGTAACATAATCATATCCGCCGCCACCGAGTCGGTTTAAGGCTTCTTGCGAGGTATACCTATGAAGGTTTGATGTTGCCATTTGTTCTCCTAATCTCTAAGGTTGTGGCGAACCGTGAACGAGCCTGACGTGCGAATTATTTTTTCTTCTTTGTCGCTTTTTTCTTTGGCTGTTGCTTTACGATCTTTGGACCGCCAAATTTGTTTTTGATTACCTCATATCCCTCATTCACAAGCTTCTGCGCTTCATCTCTGGATAGGGTGTTACAGTAATGATTTTCTTTTTTTAATACGATCATAATGTCCTCTACTTAATACAACAGGCGATGACAAAGCCACCGCCTGTTGATTGTTATCGCTTATGGATTGAGTAACTCAATTCCTTTCACTTGATTCGCAGTAGTTACTTTCACTCCGTAGATCACGTCGGCAACTACCTTAGTGCCTAAGTAATCAACAGAATATTCACTCTGCATTCTAATGTCTTGCTGCACTGCTACAGCTACACTGCTCTTATGAGCAAGGTAACCAGCATGCGCGCCAGATGATGTTGAACTAGAAATCAATGAGGTTTGAAATACTGGTATTCCAAATAAACTTGGAAAATTACCAGATAAATCTCCACCAAATCCGACTCCAGTTGCACCAGCACCACCGACATTACCACCACCCACAACAAATGATCGTGAGTTGAGTAAATCAGCATACATTAATGGATTGACAAAGAAAGCACATTCTTCTTTTGGAATGTCATTTGCCATCAATGTACCTAATGCAGTTTCGACATCTGCGTTGGAAAGTGTGTTATCCGCAGATAGATTCTGGGTTGTACCTAAAGAATTCAACTCAGTAATAATATCACTATCCACCGCTTTAGCAAGACCGTAAGCCATAGAAGCAGCATACTTATCAAATAGCTGTTCGTTGCTTTGGATCATTGCGATATCCTCAAAAAGTTTGGCGGAAAATTTGTGTTTATTGATTGAGATTTGAATCTCTGTTTCTGTGTTTACACTATAAGTAACACCTTCGTTAGCGGTTTTATTTCCAACAGCTACTTCTTGTATCGATGGAAGGTGAATTACATCCCCTTTACCTTGCACAAGACTTGAGTAGTCGTCAAAAAATGGTCGCATAACTAGCTGTTTATCAAAATAGCGCATGATTGCTTCCGACCAAAGCTCTGGTATCATCTTATCTAAATGTGAACCAGCACCTTGTGTAGCGTCACCAGCAAAAGCTGTATAAGCCATTTTAGGCTCCTTTTATTTTTTGCGCTTGGCGTACATATTCACAATGGAAGTCCAGTTTTTTTGACGATCCTCTTTATTCATCTTAGTCCAATCTTTCAGATTTTCATTTGCTGGAACTGCCGGGTTAGATGCAACAGCCAAACGTTGTTCATTATTGGTTAGTTTATTTGCAAGAGCGCGCAACTTTGGCATCGGTAGATCACCAAACGTTTCGCGATCTTCTTCGCTAAACGTAGAGAGGATCTGTTCACGCATTTGCGTTTCCTCAGATCTGGCTCGCTCAACAATTGGCTCTAACTCTTGAATCCGTGCTTGACGTTCTTCAGCGAGTTGCTGCCATTGCTGTTGCTCTTCCATTTGCTTTTCACGATCACTAGCAATCTGTTTTTGCAACTGAGCAAGTTCTGCTTCTACGCTCTGACTTCTCTTTCTGTACTTTTTCGCATCTGCGATCAGTTGATTCACTTCAGAGCTTTGCTGTTCAACTGGTTCTTGGCTTTTAGGAGCCACCTCTTGAGCGACGGCTTTTTCTATAGGTGGTCGTTCAACACCTTCCGCTGGCTGCGGCGCTTCCTGTGTGGTTGCGTCTTCGGACATACTGTCCTCCTTGTTTACATTCGTATGATCGTTGGTCGGTTTGTAAGTCTTTTTAAATTTTTTTTGATATTGTTTGCAAAATTGAATAAGATAGCTTTTTCTACTTTTGGTCCTAGCTTTTGTCGCTTCGCTATGGCTCTGGCTTTGTCTTTTCTAATCGTAACTCTGCTACGCTTTGTTGGCTTACCAAAACGTCCTTTTGAGTTGGCAATCATCTTCTTTGCCTGTACTGGGTCGGTAATACCATAATCAATGGCTAATTCTTCCGTTACGGCTGTTTTAATTAACTTAAATGACCGAAACATCGCGTTGGTTAACGTGAGGTTAGGTGGGTTGGTTTGCGTGCTAAATTGACCCTTTGCTGCTTTACGTGCCTTTTTTAATCTTTCATATCTGGGTGTATATGACTCAAAATCTTTACCTTCAGCATCGATACCTTCTTTAGCTTGTGATATATGCGTAAGTACCAGATCCTTGCCAAACTCTTGCAAGTCTGATTTGGTAAACTTCATTACCTCTTTAAGATTTAGTACGCTCATAATATTCTTTTATTGTCTCTGGCTTTTTATATTTTCCAGATCGCTTCTTTTGTTTGATTTCGTTGCGTGCCTGTGCGCGCTTCTCACTATATTCTACTCCAGACGACAATGGGACGATGAGATGTCGGCAGTTTGGTCCTCCTCGGTCTGTAAAAGCACCAGAGAATCGACTTTCTAGTTCATCACGAGTAAAGGGTTGCATTGCAAGTATTTCACGACATACAGGGCGTGTTTTATTGTCCAATGGACCTTCATACACCCATCGTGTTTCGTTTGTGAACTCTTCGGTCATGGTGTAGATCACTTGCTGTTGATAATTTGTCATCGCTGTATCAATGACCGTATCGATTCTGGAGACATTTACAGATCTAGCTAATCGATCTTTTATATCATCGGCATTTAGACCCAGCTGCGTGCCAGTGATAATCTCCTGACGTATACGCTCTCCTAAGTGTTCTGTGTACTTGACGATGGATGATCGTTGTACATTTTGGAGAGCCACGAGTTGGTTTTCGGTGATATTCCCAAAAAACGGCAGATCATCCAGAAGCTGTTCCGTGAAATCCATTTGGGTGTTGATGGCGGCAGACATACCCAGATCTTCAATAAGATAGGTCGCAACATTAAGCGTAGCGAGAGCAGCCAGTATTTCCTCTCCAGATAGACCACTCTCTTCCATTTCTTGTATGTCTTTGATAAACTCATCTTCAGCAACTCCTAATGATGCGAGATAGCTTTGTACGGCGTCATCTATGACGGCCATAGCTAACTCTGCAATCTATTTAGTAGACGATTTTCTGGTTGTTGCGGTTCTTGCTCGGCTTGCATTTCTTCAAATTCACGAAGATCGTCTTCTGTGTAATCTGGGTTGTGGTACATAAACCACATTTTTTTGGATGCAAGACCATTTTTCAGACGCCAATCCCACAATGCGATCTCTGATTCTGGGGTTACGGCGTAATTTGGCTCTAAAAAGTCTACTGAGTATTCAGGTCCGGGGTCGGCGTTGGCTTCTACTTGTAAAATTCTTCGATCGACTTCATATCTACGTGACTCCCAAGGACGCCACGTATCTTCGGTCATTGCAATATTATTATTTGTGGATTCAAGCTCCAGAATTTGCAAACTAGCTGCCGAAGGCGCATTCCCTGAGTCATTTCTGGCGTATTTTGCGCGGATATGATTGTTGTTTAGCGTGGCTTCTACAAAAAATCGTATGCTTTCGATAATTTCTGTAAGCGAACCACCGGGCGATGTAACTCTAAGGTCGGAATCTTGTGGAAGATATAACAGTTTATCCACGCCAATCTCTACACGAGATGCATCATCGATATTCGTAAGATACTTGATCCCCATCGCTCCATACCGTGTACAAAGTTGCAGCTCATGCATGGCCACTGAGGTAGCTAAATCACATGTTACGACATCCATTGCACCACTTCCCGCGTAAAAATCTCGTATAGGCGGGTAGCGATGGCAAAAGGTAATCGGCAATACACCATAAGGGTTGCGATCTTGCTCATTAACAGATATTTTTTCTCCATGTTGGTCCACCAAATAGTGCATTCCGGCTCCAGCTGGTGTATCTTTGGTCCACACCGCGTGAACTGGAGTGTCCAGCCGTGCATTGCCTTGGTATTCTATCGGGTACGTTACTCCAACTGGTTCATCACGGCTATCCCCCGCTACAAAAAGCGGAGTAAAATGACTTAGCACTTGATATTTTACTTTTCCAACGTTTTCATCCCAGTAACTGCGAAATGCCATTGTACCAAGTAAAAACGTCAAACGCTCTAACAAACGTCGCTGTGCCTGTAAGTTTGCTAGATCTACTAATTCTTTGTAGCGATCATTGACACGTAATCGAGGTGAGCGCTTGTAGGTCATTGCAATTAAGGACGCTACGCGCTTGGTAATATTGCCTTGCATGATGGGGACTTGTCGGAGTGTTTCTCGACTAAAATAATCCCCAACATAGTGGTCGATGTTTATACCTTCGTAAAAATCAAGCATAAAGTCGCGCTCTTTTGTGCGCTCATCTTCAATATAACCTAAATGCTCTTTGAGAGACTCTTGAATTGCGTTTTCAGATAGACTTTGTAATATTACCACTCGATTATGCCAGCTGTTCTACTTTTAATAGGAAATAAGTTTACAAGGATGAAACCCAAGCAATCGTTTATGTGATCATTGATTCCATCTTTAAGTGGGACTTCGCGTAGTTGCTGGTCTTCCTTGTGTGTCGGATAGCGATAGTTTTCATAACTACTAATCGACTTCTTGCAACGTTCAGCTACAAAAAAATGTGTGTCGCCATTGGCATCTTCAAACCAGCGTCGCATATGACTAATGCGATTTACCACATCACGGCTCTGCTTGTCCTTTCTACAACGAACTCGTATTCCGTATTGACGTGCAAATACTTGGTAATCACTGATTCCGGTTTGCAAGTTTGAACCCAATCCCGCTGGATCCCCAAAATACGCAGTAATTGGATATGGTAATCCTTTAATCAGTTTAGCCAGATCTTCCGTTTTGCTGTTTTCTAAAAATATTTCGTCTATTTGGTACAGATCTGATAGCCTGTCGGGGTAGTTTTTACACTGGAGTACCACTGCACAAGATGTCCTGTAACCCGGGTCAATTCCCACATAGGTAGGTAGCTCCGGGTTGTACTTGAGTCTTTTTTTAACTTGGGTAAAGCGATCGAAGTTGAATACAGATCCCGCAAATGAGACAAATTCAGCTCCGATTTCTTGTAGAAATGTTTCACGAGTTAATGTCCTTTTTAGTTGTTCAATGTCATCTTTAAAAAATGGCGACTCCCAGCTAGGTACTTGCCAGCTTTCCCAATCTGGGTACTTTTTGCTTTGCCCCATTTCATACAGTTTATAAAAATAATTGTAGGATCTGGGGGTAGAACAGAATAACGCCCAGCCTTGCCTATCTGCTAGGGTAGGTCTTAAAAACATTTCATATGTCTGACGGCTGATTAATGCCATCTCATCTATAACTAAGTAATCGATATTTTAAAAGTGACCCTTCCGGGTCAAATACCTTCACCGATCAAACTCTCAGGTGAATCCGCAGATTTTACTGCTAATTCTGAGTTTAGACCGGATAGGCGCATAAAGTATAAGTCGCCATTGACTTCTTTTTTGCTTTCTAAGGGTAGTTTTAGTTCACGAATAACAATTCGCTTGACCTCTCTGGCAACTTTTTGAGCTAGGTTGTAACTGGGAGCTACAATCCAGCCACGCGTGTTAGGTGTCAAAAGCCACGGTATGATTTCATGGGCCGCTAAATACGATTTGCCACTACGTCTACCAAGATTGCAAACGCGAAATCTCTTTTTACTACTATGTATTCGCCGTTGGTGTGGTGTCGGGTGATACCCCAAGAGCTGCCAGAGCTTCTCTCTGTTGATTATCTGCTTGATCAATTGGATTCTCCTCAAAGCCGCACTCCTTGAGTACGCTTTCGATGTTTCCAGTTAGGTCTACTGCGGTCTTGTCGCTCATGCCAAGAAAATTTTTAGCGAGGAAGATGCTCGCACTGGTGTTTTGGTCCTCAAGGCTCATTTTTATTAAATTTTTTCTCAAAGAAAGCTTGAGTTCTTCTCTGCCACCTTCGTATTCTGCGCGGAATCGCTTGCGTATTACGCTTTCGCTGCACTGGTAGTATTTACCAATGTCGTTGTAGGAGCAACCAAAGCTCGCAAGCATGCGAACCTTTTCTCCATCTATATCGTATTTAACACCCATCATTATTACCATCGTTGGTTGACATAAAAGCCTTGTTGCATTTAGCAAGGCAGCGTCGCCAATATGTTTTGGCACTGGATACGCTGATCTCTAGAGCATCTGCAATTACCGGAAATGTATGTTGCAGTGTGCGTAGCTCAAATACAGCTAGCTCACGTTCACTAAGCTTGTCATAAATGTCGTGAGCGCTGATTTGTAACCAGCGATCTTTTGGCGGGATTAAGCCACTGCGAAAAACTGCAAGTTTGGCGGCGTATTCTTCGCTCTGAACTATAGCATCTGATAGTATGTCGGCATCGCCATCTGATAAGTTATGCCATTGTTTGTCCATACAAGCTACAGAAAATACACACAGTAAGTGTTGACAAAAAAGGCTAAAAAAAATTTATGAGACACTAGCACGAATGGGTTGCGCTGGCCTTAGTGTACCGCAAAAAAAGTGTAACATTATAAGACGGTGGATAGTTTATCCAAGGGTCGCCCGACGTGAAATTCTAAGCTGGTTGCAAGGGGTTGCAAATCATTGCAAGCGGACCGGGTTCGCCGTTTCATTTCTTTTTGATTTGGTCGGCGCCGTGTAATCGTTGTTTTAAGTGTTGACAAATAAGCAACAATACTATACATTTAAGCAACAAACAACCGCGGCCAAGGCCGCAAAAGGATAGACATGAAAGCAATACAGATGCCAGCGCCGCAATGGCGCACAGTTCTTAAATGGATAGCCGCAATAATAGACATGCACTCAAAAGTGAGTTTTAACCGTGAAAACGTAAACGGTCAAATACCATCTATAGGTGTTTACGATGTACTAAAAGACATGGCAAAAGCTGCGGACGCTGCAAAGGAATTAGAAGAAGAAAACCAGCGTTTAAAAACGCAATTAAACCAATTAAATAAAAAAGGATAGACATATATGAGTGACTTAGCACGCCAAGAAATAAGGCGCTTGCATGATGTAATTGACTGTTATAAACAAGAGTTTAAAAACAAGTTGTTAAATCAACAAATTGCATGCGAACGCGAAATTAGCATAACAGCAGCGGAAGCAGTGCAAGCTTACCCGGAACATTTTCACAATTATAGCGATGTTAAAAAGGGTTTTGACTGTGCAAACAATGAAGAAAGCGCCGCGCATGAAGCTGGATACATACAAGGATTATATAAAGCGCTTGAATTCTTAACTCAAATTAAAAAAGGCTAGACATGAAAAAACAGAAGACAACACCACAAACAATGAACCGCGCATTTATCACCGCGCAATTAACAACGATGGCCCGCAATAACTTTAAACCCGCGGCGCTATTACAACCATTATTAAACATCATCGCCCGCGCTTATGACATAAATAAACCGGCGTGGGAAGCGGGCGCGGTTAAAATACTAGACTGGTTAAAAGCACCAATAAAAGACGCGATAATTACGCCGTTTTCGATGTTCACATTTAAAAATGCAAAATTACCCTTTTTAAGCTGGAGTACTCTTCCCGGCTTCAATTGCCCCGGTGCTTTAGAATGCTGGCTAGCTGCAAAAGGGTTTTGTTACAGTCTAAAAGCTTGGCGCAATGCCCCCCCGCTTTTTAGGCAGCTACAAAACACATTAATAGAACGCTCACCAGCTTACCGCGGACTTATTCACGCTGAATTAAAAAACTTGCTAAATACGCGCAAATTTCGCGGCCAAAATGTACCGTTTAGGTTGTACGTTGATGGGGATTTCGCAAGCGTCCAAGGCTTGCGCTTTTGGATGAATACACTAAAGAAGTTTCCACAGCTAAAAGCGTACGGTTACAGCAAGAGCTTGCACCTATTCAAAGAGCTAGATGAAAGCGGGTATAAGTGGCCCACAAATTACGCGCTCAACTTAAGTAGCGGCGGAATGTATCAAAACGGCCCGGTATTTGACTATGTTAAAAAAATGCATATAACACGCGGCGAGTTTATCGCGGTAAACACTACAAA